ATGGCAAAGCACAATGGCCCCGTTTGGAAGGAAGCAACAGAGGCTATTTTCAACCATATTAAAACGGCATCAACTATATCTTCGCCAATGAAAGCAACGATGTTGGCAAATCTAGAATTCATTGTAAGACATGCTGTAAGTAGGATTATAGAAAACTTGGGTCATGATGAGATAGGGTCGGGATTTGAAAGAGTTGTAGGAGAAGATGGAAAAGTAAAATTCACATATGATCAAAGCAATAAGGGAAAAACAGCAAGAAAAAAAGAAGCAATACGTTGGATGAAAATATATGCACAAACAGATCATGGAAGCGGCAAAAGAAGAGGAAGGGTCAGCCTTTCTTCTTTCGACATGGGAGGAGACACTGAAGCTGGCGAAGAAAGCAATTGGGATGTATCAGATGAGGAACTCGCCGCTCGTGTGACTCAAAATGAAAAAGGCAAATGGAAAGCATTAGCTAACAACTCCGATTGGCATGGGTCTGGTCATTCAAGACATGATATTATACGCAGGCAACGTGGCACTGACCTCGCCGAGGCGAACAAAAAATGGGAAAAAAATGAAAACAACATTCAAAATAAATTAAATCAGGAAATAGCAAAATGGCTTAATAATAACCCCGGCAAAATAATTACCCATGTCATAGTAGATGATTTGCTTGAAAAGATGTTTAAGGATAAAGAATGGTTAAAAGAAAAAGGACTAGATCATATTAATCCAGAAACTATTACTGATGAGTTAGAAACAATTAAAGCCATCGCAACAAAAAGCTCTACTGAAGAGGTTCCTGATGTGCGAGTAGACCCCACAGTAGGACTTGCCCTTGATAATGAAACACAACAGTATTTTGATTTATTCAAAGATCTTGCCGAAAAAGGAACGGTAGCATGGAGAGGACAAGAACTCAGTCTTAACACTGTGCGGGATGAAGGTCTTTTGGAACATTTTAAGGAATTATATGAAAATACTAAAAAAAGGATTGAAGAAAGTTCAATAGACGAAATTGAAAAGAACTCTTTGTTGAAGTCTTTAAAGAGTTATTGGGACAAAATAGATGTTCCTGCTGCACCTAAAACAATGACCACAAAGTTAGCCATTCCTACCGATGTCCAGATGGAACAATTGCGTGGTCTTAAAAAACTTTTAGAAGATCATGCCGAACTGCGACCAGTTCAACGAAAAATTATGATGAAAAATTTAGAAGTGAGCTACAAAAAAAATGGTGGAATACAAGAGTATTTAAAACAATTTGATAAAGCGGCAGAGAACAAACCGTTTTTGAAAACAATGTTAGAATTAATTAGAAATAAATTAAATGAATTTCAAAAAGTGGCTTAATGAACAACTCGCCGTTTATGATCCAAGAAAAAAAGTGGATTGGTGGGGTGCGCCTAAAAGTTATATTGTTAAACAATTAGATCCTATAATGAAAAAGAAAAAAAAGAAAAAGAAAAAGAAATGACAAGTTTATTTGACCAGCTTCACAATCCGAGAGAACATGCTGTTAAAAAATATTTCCAAGAAATGCTAAAAGAAAGATGTGCGGGCAATAAGGATATCATAGAAAAAATATCCCATTATATAATAACTGATAGGGATCTTAAAGAACTAGGATCGTTGGTGGCTGACCTATATGAGTCTGGCTATATGAAAGCACTGGACGATTATAAAGATCAATTGAAAGAATTAGGATTAGAAGTCAAAATAAAAGCAGAAGAAAATACTAGTTACTAAAATCTGGCTGCACATTTGAAGCTACGGAATATATTAAATACCCGCCCGATTTTTCTATTTTGGTTTGAACTCTCCACCATCTTTTTTCTTGAACTTGCGGATAAACGATAGACCCCGCCGTAACCACATCTGTCGTTGTCCAAAAAGTCATAGCCAAATCTTCGTTTTCAACAATAACCGCCTCGAAGCTAAATTTATCTCCATATGATATTTTGTTGTAATGTTCTCCATAAAAGTCATCAAAATGTTCTTTTGTATGTGCAGGCAGACAATGGATGATAACTTTGTTTTTTATAGTGGGAAGTTGACTATTTTTGGGATTTTCTTTTAATTCATCTTCCGCCCGATTTAAAGGTTCAACTGGTTTGGCAACAGGGGTGGGAAGATCCACTTCAGGGGGTTTGGGCTTAGGTTTTTCTATATCTGGTTCGGCTACCGGAGAGGCATTATCCACTTGAAAACTATTGTCACGAGGGATTAGCTCGCCATCATCTCCAAATATTGTTTTTTTCCACTCTGTGTTGTGTAGAGTGAAATTTTCTAAAGCATTCCAAAAGGCCTGCTCCTCCATTAATGGGTTGGGACCTTGGAGTTTATAAACGCTTCCATCTTTATTTTTAATAACCATAACTATAATATATTGTAAATTGTAAGTTTCTTTCATAAATAAGAAACACAATTGATTTTTTAAGAGGTAAAAATTATGAGCTTAATCGTGCCTAACGAGGGTGAACTACTGTTATTACAGTATATGGTTAATAAGACTGAACCCGTCGATTTAAGTCTTCGCCTTTATAACAATGATCAAACTCTGGCAGAAGCTACGGCATACGCAGACCTTACACAAGTGTCTGCGGCAGGGTATACTTATCAGACGCTCGCAGGAGCAAGTTGGTCCACAGCATTGGTTTCAACTAATACCGCAACTGCTTCCCATGTGGAGAAAACATTCACCATGACTGCGGCAGCAACTATTTACGGATATTACGTCACAGCGGGCACATCCACTGTTCTTTGGGCAGAAAGATTTTCAGGAGCACCATTTGTACTCCCTGCTGGCGGTGGCACAATAGCCATTACTCCAAAGGTAACTCTGGACTAACAATACTTTATATAATTTTATTTTATTCCATTCCATTTATTCCGAAAAACCCAATCAACTAATTTGATTGGGTTTTTCTATATAATGTAAATCATTATAAGGAATATCATGCATTTATTTTACTCTTTATCCACGGCAATAGGGGCAGGAATATTATCATATAATTTATTTGATGGGGATATAAAGACAACCGCCGCTATATCCCTTCTTGTATTTGGATATATTGGTTCCCTATTGTTTGTGTCACAGGTACAAAACAAAAAAGACACACAAAAAAAAGATGTGCCTAAAGAAGATTAGTTTATTTGGCCATACAATGCGGACATGCCTTGCAGTCTACACATGCGCAATCAGCGCCATCAACGCAACCACAATCACATACGTCACGAGTACATGCTGGGGCATTATTGAAAAAAGGACAACCTAGGAATAAAGAAGGACTCATAAGTCCGATAGTAAGTCCTAGCCCAAAAGAAACAAAATACATAAACATATTTTTACACGACATTTCAATCTCCAATCATTGGTGTTTCAATAACTCCATATTAATAACCTATATATACATTGATATGATTAAAAATCCCGATGGAACTCCCTACAACGTAGCTGGAAGTCTACAACAGTTTGATCCAGAAAATCCTGAGCATGATCTTTTTAATGTTTGGGACGATGAAGCTATAAAGATAGGCGGATCACCGATATTTTATTATGAAGTATTTATTCAGGAGCAAACTGTAGACCCAATTTATTGGGAAGACCGAGGAAAGATTTATTCCAACTGCCCCGTTAAACTATGGGCCGTTTATGAGCCTATCACGTCTCAAAATTATATGAATGCTTTTGGATTTGATGCCCCCGACGAAATGCTGTTTGAACTTAACTATCGGGATGTTCTAAACACCTTGGGTCATCCCCCGAAAATTGGTGCCCGACTTTATTCTCCTCATAAACGTGAAAATTGGAAAATAGTTCAAAGGAATGTTGAAGAATTTAAATTATGGGGAGAATTAAGACTCCAATTGTTAACGCAACGATTCCAGGAATCTCGAACTACAGGGGAGGGGAAAGTCACCCAAAAAGAACCCGACTTTAAAATAAATTCAACAACTTTAAACAAGCCCATGCCAGGCGATCCGATTAACACCAACAACAGCAACAATGATGAAGCTTCTGTTAAAAATGAAGAATAAATAATTTAAGAGAAATGATTTAAAAGATCATTAGGCATTCTTGCATCAACATTATCAAAAAAAAATTCTACTTTATTTGGTTTATGTATTTTCTTAAAAAATCGGTTAGGTATTTTGGGAGCGGCAACATCCCCTCTTACATTAAGCAAAAATGGTTTGTGTCTAGTTTCCTTCTTTTTTATTTTATAAAACTTCATTTATCTTTATCCTTTTTAAAAGGACAAGAAGGCTTAATTAATTTCTTAGGCATCTTCTTTTGTTTTTTCACTCTTAATCTTTCGTTTTCTTTAATCACATTCAATTCTTTTGTTTTTGCTCCTTGATAAACTTCCCTGACAGCATCCATCCCGCCCTTGGCATGTAACTTTTTAATTATTTTATATTTATCATCAAAATTATTTCCTTTATGATCAACCCATGAATGAGACGCTATATGTGTTGATCCTATTCTGGCTAATTCTGATTCTTGAAACTCTCTCTCTCTAATTTCTCCTTCAGACATTTCTTTGATTTCATAATCTACTTTATTAGGCAAAATAAGAATTTGAGCATATGGCTCCCCTTTTCTAAAAATATGTCTTCGTCCACTATAGGGAAGTTTAAATACTACAAAAAATATACGAGGCCAAAAATCCCCTCCTATATGACCAGGAACGGGAAGTGGAACTGTGTCTGTCTGGTCGGCATAAAATCTAGGATGCGGTTCTACCCTAATAACGTGACCTTCTTCTGTCTTAATATCTATCGAAGATGTAAATCCATAATGGCCAGGTGCAAACTGCATAAATGGAGGCAGGGCAGTATTGGGGCTTATTTTAGTTACATCTTTTTGCTCTTCAGTAAAATCGCCCAAAACTTTCATCTCACCATTTTCATTAACAATATGGCACTCGGTATCAAATGGATAAACTAATTCCAACCCATACGTTGATCCGTCTATAAAAGGAACACAGTGCCATGGTTGGGGCTTATCGCCATCATCATGCCCCATAGAACTGCCAGCCCAACCAGGTATTTCTAACTTGATTGGTTTTGGCGGTACTCCCTTATACCAAGTTCTATATTTTAAGCTTGTTGTTTTCATGCCTTTAAACCAAAAAACAAGTTTGTCATACTAACTAATTATAATAAATCAAATTGAAAGCCAAGTCTATATGGACAGCAGTAAAAATTTAAACCAATGCGACGATAAAAGTCCCGAATTAAATAGTCGGATTGACGATAAAACTACGGGATATTGTGATGATGACGGAAGCGACTCCCTAAAAAGAACGGCTGGGAAGCCGGATTTAGGATGGTTGGAAGATGTAAGCAATAAAAAAACAGGACTTGGATTTGCTGAAACCTGCGATCCGATGATGACAGGTCAAATTGTCAACGACACATATGGCGATAAAGGCACAATCTATAGATATTCTAAAGCATTGCGAGGCTGCGATGAAGCCATGTTGGATATGTTTCGAAAAATTGTTGCAATTGATGAAGACGGAAAGGCCCATCCCATCCCAATTATATGGGCAACTCAAGAAAAAGCAGTAGCAGCAGTTATGCAAGATAATGTTCGCAAGGATAATAGTTTGGTAGTAGATAGAATCAAATTACCAATGATGGCCATCAGTTCTACTGACTTAGTATTCAATCAAGATAGATACATCTACCATAAGGCCACGGATTACATGCGGTCGATGACGCCTGACAACAAGCCTGGCTTTACCACTTCTGAAAAACATGAACGAGACACGGTTTTTGGGGTGTCTAGAGGATTGCCAGTTGATGTGTCATATACATTATACGTTTGGACGTTATATGTCGAAGATATGAACCAAATTGTAGAGCAAATATTACTAAAATTCTCACCAATTGCATACATAAAAGTAAGAGGTGTATATTGGGAAGTGGGAGTTAAATTAGATTCAATAGCAAATAACATTGATGTTGAGCCTGGAGATCAAAATGTCAGAGTCATTAAATACCAATTTACGTTAACTGCTCAGACATTTATTCCACAACCAATTAAAAGAGATAAAGCTGTATTAAAAACGAGAGTTGAAGTAGTAAATAGTATTGATCCTGATAGGGTCACTGATGTGCTGTCTAGATTACAAGAAGCAGTAGAGGGTTTAGAATGATAGAGATTACTAACAGACAAAAATTTCCAGTCCAACTAGTAGTTCGTTCTAGAAAATCTACTAACAGCTTTACCACATTAAACATCCCCGGCATTGGTGCTGGGAAAAATGTTTATTTGCTTGAAGATGAGAGAGCAACTGAGTATATAACTCGTGTAAAAGACTGGGGCTTAATTAGCCTTCGTAACGTACCGGATAATCAAAATTAAGGGAGAAAAGAAATGGCAATTTTAAAAGGTTTTCCACCTTCGAACACAATTAGCCCAAGTGTTAGAATAATTGAAAAAGATCTAAGCTTCGTGCCACCGGATCAAAGTTTCCACCGGGCAGCGGTGATTGGCTTTGCGTCTAAAGGTCCAATTAATATTCCAACGATGATAAGAAACAGAACAGAACTTCATAGAAGTTTTGGGTTCCCGCATCCTAAAGATGGAGATCCTTATCTGATTTATGCCGCAATGCAGTATTTGATGGTGGCTAATCAGTTATATGTCGTCCGTGTCGCAGATACAAATAACGCAAGTCACGAACGTGCCGCAACCGCACAAATAGCAGTTGCAGATACGGGTGGATCGATCAGCGGAGTGTCTTTAACGAATTCCGAGGATGGCCCAGGCACGCTAACTACAAATACCTATAGATTTGCAAAAGACTCTTTCTTTAGATGGCGTCTTAATGGCGTTCTGGCATCAAAGGTTTTAGTCGTACTCGACGGAAACTACTTGACTTCCGAACTCGTCGCAGATTTAAACTCTCAGTTAACCACTTTTGATGGAATTGAATTTTATCTTGCTTCCGCTGGTGCTGCCGATGGAGATGATTCCTCTGGTGCAACTGGCGATGATTTTCTCGGCGTTAAAGCTAGTTGGGCTTATGGGCCTAGCTCCAGTTTAGAATTAGTATCTGTCCAAGACGCTATGTATGGTGGGCCAGCATCAGCTAGCGCTGTAACAGCAGCGTCTACTGCTGAACTCCAAGGGACAGGACAATCGGGTTGCAACGTATCAGGTCTTGCAACTAGTTCGACCCAAGCTAAAGTAACTGGCGTCAACGCCTTTAACAGTTCATTGTGGTCTGCCGGAGAAACTGATGATTCCGGGGCTGGTCAAACGTCTGCAACTGCAAATGCCGCCGCAGCCGCTAGAACTATAAGCGTTGTGGTTGATGGTTCAGACAATGTTTTGGTTGATCAAGTTCAACAAGACATTGTTTTGCCCGTTGGTTCGGATACGACTTTGACAGAAGTGATTGACGTGATTAATGCCCAGATTGCTGCTGGTACTATCCCTGGTGGATTTGTTGCTAGTGATGAAAACGGTGATCACACCTCCGGCGTCGGAGCAGCAGGAGAACTAATGTTCTCGACGTTGCATCGTGGTAGAGATGCGAAAATCCTTGTAAAACCCGGTGGATTTACATCACCTGGTTTCCCAAACACAACCAAATCGGGAGCCAGCGTAAGTATTGTTTCCGGTGCGGGAGCCGAAGAAACCGCAGGAATCCTTACTGGTGGTGTAAGTACCGGAACGACATCTGTCACCTTTACTGCTGATAGTGCTGGCATCGAAGGAAACACGACACAAGTTATCGTTAAGAACGATGTTCGTGAAGGTACCTTCCAAATTGATGTTTATACCAACCTTGGTGATGATCAACTTGAATCTTGGGGAAATTTAACCAAAGACTCAACCAGCCGTTTCTATGTAGAAACTTACTTAGTATTAGTTTCTGATTACATTCGTGCTATTGATACGATTAGCAACACTGCTCCTCCTGCTGATGGAACTTATTCATTAGTTGGTGGTGCTGATGGCATTCCTGCTGATCCAGATGATCAAGATACGATGTTAGCTGGTAATCCTGTTGCGTTTAGTGGTCTGTATACGATATCTGAACCAGAACAGATTGACCTAGACCTTCTGTGTTGCCCAGGTAAGGCTTCGACAACTATTATTCAGGCTATGCTTGAAATTTGTCAGAACTACAGACACGATTGCATGGCAATCATTGATCCTCCGTTCGGCCTGACTGTAGGTGAAATTACAGACTGGCAAAATGGGTCACATCCGCTTAATGGTACAAGATTCGATAGTGACTTTGGAGCATTGTACTGGCCATGGCTAAGAATGCGTGATACGCATAATAAAGTTGATGTCTGGGTTCCGCCCAGTGGTTCGGTTATGGCTGTTTACGCCAGAAGCGATCAGCTTTCAGCACCATGGTTCGCACCAGCGGGCGTTGTAAGAGGTCGAGTGCCTAATATCTCTGACGTGTTTAGTCGTCCGACTCTTGGCGAAAGAGATTTAATGTATGGAAACCGAAACTGTATCAATCCAATTGTTCAGTTCTCTGACACAAGCGACTTTTTAGTTTGGGGTCAAAAAACCATGCAGCGTAGACCAACGGCTCTTGATCGTGTAAACGTTCGTCGAATGATGTTTGTTATTGAAAAGAGAATTAGAGCAGCCTCAAGAGGGTTACTCTTTGAACCACATGACGAAACCTTCCGCCGAGCTTTCAAAAATATCGCAACTGATATTTTAAGAGACGTTCAGGTTGGTCGTGGCTTGACAGACTTTATTGTTCAAGCCGATACAGATTTGAATACGCCGGATGTTATAGATCGTAACGAATTCCGTGCAAGAATTGGTGTTCAACCAACGAGAGCCGCTGAATTTATCTTCATCGAATTCTCGCTACATAGAACAGGAAGCTTCACAGAAAACACCGACGTATTTTAAGACCGAGCCGTCGTAACCGGCGGTTTAACCTAAAAAAAATTAAGAAGGAGATATTAAAATGGCAGAAAATATGGGTATGGGGGTCCTTGGCGGACCAACACTAGTCTTTAAACGAAAGTTTAGATGGACGTTTGAAATTAAAGAAATTTGCGGGAACGCCGAAGTTCCTAAGCACTTTGTTAAATTGGCAAGCCGTCCAAACATATCGATTGAAGAAACAGAAATCAATTACCTTAATGCTAAGACCTGGATTCCAGGTAAAGCAACTTGGGAAACTATAACGGTCACCTACTATGACGTTGCAACGAATGAAAATTCGAAGCTTTATACGTGGCTGGCTTCTGTTTACAATTTCACTGATCCCGTTGCAACCACACAAGGAAAGCATAGAAGCGACTATAGTGGTACTGGGATCTTGCACTTGTATGATGGTTGCGGTGTTCCCCTCGAAGTTTGGACCTTGAGAGACCTATGGCCTCAAGCGATCAACTTTGGTGAATTAGATTATTCTTCATCAGAAGAAGCAACAATCGAATTGACCTTACGTTATTCGCAGGTTGCTTATGAATCATTATGTCCCGTATTCGACATCACCCCGTGCTGTGATACGGATTGTTCTGCCGGAAATGTTGGCTCATCTGTAATTTAGGGTGCTGTCAATTAACTTGGCGAACTTAATGTTTGAACCATTTAATATCTAAAAAAACTAAATAGGTTCCTCCAATTTTGGGGGAACCTATTTTTTTGAAAGGACAATTCATGAGCGAATGTCGGAATATGGGGTTGGGAAACTTAGGTCGAAAAAACACAATATTCAAAAGAAAATTTCGATGGATGTTTGAAGTTCCTGATATTGTGGGCGAAGGGATAAATATGTATCCCCCCAGTGCAGCAGCTAGACCTAAATTAACTTTTAATGATTTTCAAGTAAATCACTTAGTAGAGACCATTACCATCCCTGGAAGGCCGATATGGAATCCTATTACAATAACTGTGTATGATATTGTGTATGACAACTCATCATCCAAACATCCAATTTATGAATGGATATTATCTTTATACGGAAAAGCACCAAATTTTCCTTATCAATTTTCCGGCGGAAGCACAGGTGCGGCTAACGCAGCAGCAGGCCTCTCGTACATGGGTACTCATCGGTTCAAAAAACCATATGCGAACATAACAATGTATGATGGATGCGGCACAGAGCTAGAACGATGGGTTCTGGAAAACGTGTGGCCGTCAGAGGTAGATTTTGGTGAATTAGATTATTCTTCATCAGAAGTTTCTACGATTACAATGACCTTAAAATATGATAGAGCTTATCTTGAAGATAAATAATTAATTCAACGCTTTGAATTCCGATATATTATTTTTAATTCTATTACAATTTTCAATCATTTTTTCAGGATATTTTTTGTATTTAACTATTTCTAACGACCAATCGTCATCCTTGGGTCTTCTGCTCCCAAGAATAATTGCATTTTCATAATGCTCTTTTGCTTTATCATAATTTTTTGAAATGTAA